CCTTCTTTATAAAAGTAGGAAGAATGCCGGGAGAAGATACCTTTTCAAGTACATTCTCCGCCCATTCCATTACGGCAGGATCGTTTTCTTCGAAGAACCGTTTGAACACGGTCTTATTGTAGATTTCCTGTGACATCCTTAGCTTATTAATAATTAAACTTTCTCAACATATAATCCAACAAGGGCTGATAAATCATGTGTAAGAGGTTGTTCACTATTTCTTGTACATTTATATTTTATACCATTTTGGATATAGTATTTGTCTTTGAATATTTCCATAGGTGGAATGTAAACAATAGGATCATCGATAGTTCCTTTATGTTCTTCATCTACTACTTTCCACAAGCTTGCAGTAGCCATAGAAGGTTTCCAGTTATCCTGAGTAGTATGTTCTTTTATACATTCCCAAAGGACATCTTCAACTCGGTATCGTTCGCCGGTTTTGACGTTTATTCCGGTTTCCCATTCGGGGTATCGATCTTTGACCTGTAAGGCTTCCGACGGGGAAAGGTCATATGTATTTATCTCTTCTGTAGCCTCCTTGTCCAGTTCGTCCAAAGCCAATAATCTGCTGAACTGCCTATTGATTACGGGTTGTTCTCCTTCTGAATAAGTCCGTTCTTCACTATTTAACAATTCAATAAAAGTTGGATCACTAAATGAATATCTTGGAAATGATTCATCTTCGAAAGGTACTAACATTTCTTCATGTAAAATAACTTTACTCTGATCTATACTTGTTCTCATTTCGGGCAGTATTTCAATCCCATGCGATTTTGCCCATAATAAATCTACTATTGCGTATTTCATATTATTTTGCTTTTAAAGTTTGTAAATAGTTATATGCTTTGATACAGTCGTCTTTGGAAAGGATTCTTGGATAAATTGCAAGGTTCTTAAAAGCTATTCGATCAAACCTACCACCACTACTCGATACCTCCAACATACCACCAGAACCAACTACATTACCTGTATTTGCCAGTATTTCATTCCAATTACGATCATAGGCTCTACCATCTGAACATGCAGCATTAATACTTTTAATTCCGTCAAGACTATTTGTTACTGATCCTGAATTAATATAAAGATCAAGTCCAATCATTGTGTTGTAGATATAAAAACTAGACCCTTTTACTAAACCAGTACCACTCTTTTTATTATCAATAAACTTCCAATCCCCAACAATCGTAAAATCCTTACCCATTCCAAAAGATGACGAAACTATCTTATCATCCACCCCATCAGTAACTAGATAGCCAGCATATTCACCTTCTTCATTGTACCCGCTCCCTTCTGCAAACCCAAAATTAGACAGTACAAGATCATTACCATTGCCCGTAATGTTGGCAATGGTAGCACGATCTTCGTCCTCGTTGGTTTTGCCGGTGACAGTCCATGCTTGGTAGGGGAAGAGCCAGGGATAGGTTTTAACGAAGTAGTCTTTGATCTTGGTCAGTTCTTCTTCGGTGGCATCGTGGTCGAGAAATACAAGTTCCCAGATAGCAACATTACTCCCATATTTCCCATTTTCAGAAAAATTTCCAACTAAAATCCTTTCGTTGGATTCTGTGACATCTCCAGGGGTGATGGTTTTCCCATTATAAGACTTACTCGTCATATAAGAAAACACATTTGGCTCAAAATCGCTTACCGGATTACCTTTTCCAAATGAAAAATTTATTTTCTCTCCTTTTGAACTTATTAATTCAAATGTTAAGGTAGAACGTGATACTATAGAACTAGGAGCATTTGTGACCAAAGACCCAATTTTATCTGTTGCATTAAATAAATATTGTCTCAACGCCACAACCGTATATCCCTTTTCTTTAGTCAGCACAGGGAAGTTATCACAGATACCGTAATCGTCTACCCCATCAAAGACGAGTGCACCGAGATAAACATCACTAATACCTGAACCCTCCTTCCAAGCGAAATTCTTCATTTGCAAATCATGCCCATTACCTGTCTTATCTACCCATACAGGATTTTCTGCCATCTGTTCATTGGCAAGACCTAATGCTGAATATCTTGCAATCATGCCAGGTATAGATGGAAAAGGAGGAATAGGAGCTACTCCACCCCCTCCCCTAAATCTCCTAAAAGGAATTGCGTTAATATTTCCTATTAAATTCATTGTCAATTCCTTTCCTTAAAAACCTATACTAAGATTGGTTGCCGTTGTCCCTTCTTTCAAAATCTTCTGAACCATGTACATAAGAGGTGACCCCAAATTTGCGCTCACTTCCGCTTCTGAAATGGTGTATTCCATTCCACCTGAAAGAACCACTTTGATATCTCCTTCTGAAAGAGGAATGATTACAAACGGAACTTTTTGTCCGTTTTGGTCAACCAGAGCAATATCTTCGTTAATATCAGATAAGTTCCATGCACTACTGATTAAAGAAGGCGCAGCTTCACCATTAGTAGTTATCAGCTTATTGGAATTAGCTGTTACTGTTCTTTTAACTATATCCATGATTATGAAATTTTTAAATTTGATTTATCTAAGTAAGTACTTGTCACAAAGATAATCTTTTCCGAACAAACATGATAAACTTGCACTTCTTTTATAATCAAAACAAAAAAAAGGAGAGCAATTAAAACTCTCCCTTTAGTTTATCAAATAGGTTCATTGTGGTAGTATATACAAAATATACCTTCTCCTGGTTTCGTAATATTTCCCGCATCATCATCTGCTGGAGAACATTGTTGTCCAGAGCCATACCCAGCAATTCTTGTCTTTCCTCCGTCTGGAGAAGTAAAATAAGAGCCGCCATAGCCCGCACCTCCCCATGAAGACGCACCAGTTCTTTGTCCAGATAGAGTGTTCAGATATCCTGATTCACCTTTACTTGTACCTCCAAAAATAGATTGGACAGGAATAACAACTGAGGATTGAATAGGTTTAGTCACTTCTCCCAAAACAGTATTTTCATAAGAACTTTTAAATCCATATTTACCATCTCCACCTGGAGCACCTGCCGGTTGCATTCTTGATCCTGTAGAAGAATAAGTTTCTTCTTTTGCGTTTTGGCTTCCCGGACTTCCACTACAATAGAATGTACCCCTCATGTGGGCAGCAAAACCACCGGAACTTTTTGCATTATATACAGAATAATTGCCCAATCTACTTTCTTGTGGCATGGGATAATCGGCATCATTTTGAGCATTATCTTTCCCATTATAGGCTCTATATTCATAAGTTGTTATTCCTAATCTTATGGAATATTCCGTCCCACACATCCAAGCTCCTGCATTTGGAACACCACTAAATGTAATTTTATTTATTTGGCCATTTGAAATATCCGACATCAATATATTAGGAATATACACAATTTGTCCAGTTGTTCCGCCCATCAATGCAAATTCATTCCAAGAATTCCAATACTCAAATTTTTCACCTCCTCTTCCAACTATCAAAAGGGAAACGTATTTGTAAGAAGTATCTAATTGGTAATTGGATTGGTCACTTGTTATCTGCACCAACTTGTTCGGTTTAGTTAGGGTGTATTCCAAATTCACACTTGTTTGATAAACCCCACTTATAGTTCCTGTCGTTGAAAAATCACTGAAACCGGAAGATGTAATCTTAATCTGATAATTTCCCGCAGGAATTTTGTCAAACCGTGCCGTGTATGTTGCTGGTCCTGCCGAACCTGTATGCTTCTGCCCTTCTGAATCTGTAAATTCCACATTCCCACCAGTAGGATTTACTTTTACTTGCACCATATACAGCGGAGTAAGATTTACTTGCACCTGCATTCCTTCACTGTTCACAGTAATGCTTTGAGATGTTTCTTTGGAAAAATCCCCTTCCGGCACATACAAAATATACTGTCCGTATGTGACATTGGTAAATGTTACGGTAGTGGTTATATTTTTAGTCTGAATCACCTCCAGTCCCGTACTGTCCTTTAGTTGGATTTGACTTGGCATACCTTGCATTTGTCCAACTCTTCTTACCTGAACATTAATAGTATTGTATATCTGCAAAAGGAAGGTGTTAAGCGCAGTTTTCCCGCTTACTTCAACCGTTTCCTCTTTGCTTTCAAATCCATCTTTAGAAAAAGCTACTTTATAGCTTCCGTCTGGTACAAATAAAACGACTGTCCCGTTTTGTGAAGTTGTACCGGAAGCCATCTGCACCCCTCCTTCCTTATTTTCAGTCACAACAACCTGTACGCCGGAAATGTCAGTTGCCCCGTCTAATGTGTTCCTATGGACAACTACTGTAAGCTCACTTGCAGGTTGCAAAGTAACCTCAATTGTTTTCGCTTCATTTAATACACCGACTTTCCCGTTCTGCGTTGCATAACCATCAGCACTGACCTCATAATCATAATCAACGCCTAATGCAGCAGAAATAACAGCTTCTCCATTGTTATTTGTATTCTGCTGATAATTGTTTGATGCAGATGTCATTTTTACAAGAGCGTTCTCGATAGGAATTGCTGGATTAGGCAAAGGAAGAAGGGCAAAAGGTAAAACTGTATACCTGTCATTTTTACCTGGTCCAGAATAAATCCCGTCTGTCCAATTAAGATTTGCATTATTTGAAGTCCCATACTGGGTGCAAGTTTGAATAGATGCACTTTCCCATAAAGAAAGACCCAACATGCGCAAAATCTCTTCCACTTGTGTTTTGTAAGAATACAGAGTGGTCGCCTCGCCATATGAAGGTAAATAGCCATTCTGTCCATTCCCAAACATATATGTCTTGGCGTATTTTGCCGCAGGTGCATTGTCAATTCCTAAAGCAGATATTATCACATCAGTATAAATAAAACCATGCGTTGATTTGTATAGGCCTGTGCTTGCTACATTAGTGCTTAACATTGGCACATTGGAGATCAAAGTACCTTGACCTCCAAAAGCATAGTTTACACCACTTTTATTCGTCGATACCATGAACGAATTGGTATCGGTTGAAATGCCTATACCACATACAGCAGACACTCCTTTACCAGATGATGCCCATTCTTCTTTTGTGTAACGATTATTATCTTTATCGTAAATATATACACCATTTGGAACAGGATTGTATTCATAGGTACAGAAAGGACGAACTGTATATGAATTACTTTTGGTCGTTCCCCTTTTTGTGCCATTAACCCAACCAAAAATCCAAGCATCATTTGAATTATATTGTGTCGAAGTCCAATATGAACCACTACTCAATGGATCTGAACCGATTGTCGCACTTATTGAAGTGTCGATCTTAACTCTGTTTAATTGAGCTACACCCCACTGCCCACAAGAAGGCAAAAACCAAGAACCCGCACCAAATCCTTCTGTAGAATAAGCTGCGCACTTATGTGCCGCCGTGCTTTCCGTTGGTTTCGCAAGTATGATGTTTTGAGAATTTGTCTTACCTGCAAAATCACAAAGAGCTAAAGATTCATTTGTTTCGGTGACTACATTAGGAATAATGCCTAATGAATTTGTCCAAAAACTGGCAGTCAGATTTTCCAAACCTATGAAGTCAAAATCCTTGCTTCTTACATCAGTAATGACACCGACACAAGTTTTAGTACCGTCCAATTCAGTTGACCATGTTTTGTCACCATACACAAAATCACCAACTTTGGGACGGGAAATAAGTGATGAATCTTGTTTTGAAATTATCTTAAATGTTACATCTACATTATTTGCAATCAAAATTTCTTTGTTGATGGCAGGCGCATTTACATTCAACGTGCCTGATTGTGCTTCCAAAGGAGAAGACGGGGTAACTGTATAATCATAGTTCCCATAAAGAACCTTGTCAGCCGGAATATCCGAACTTATTGCCTTTTTGCCATAGAAAGATATTTTAACATTATTCACAGTCTTCCAATCTTCCAAAGTAATATTTACACCTTCTTTTGGCTTTATACTTATATCAAAATATGACCCCCTATTATTGGAGATGTCAAAAGCAAAATTAGATAGCTGGATTCTCTCTATTACACCTTCCTTAAATAAAATCATTGATACTGAACTTCCTGTGTCTGAAATTTCATAACCAATATCAAATTTTTCTGGAATGTTTTCTACAGATATCCCCATATCTATATCATCCAAATTTATTTTAGCAGATTGATCTAACAATCCTCCAAAAGCAAGTATGCCACCTGCATCCGCCCAAAAGAAATAGCCTTCAGTATCCTTTGATTTGGGAACAATTTCATTTAAAGTAAATGTCTTGTGATTGCTATCCCATTGCCCCGTTATTTTAGTAAATGTATCTTCAATAAAAAATAACAATTTTGAAACAGTGTCCGATGGTGGCTGTTTGTATTCAGTCATAGGATTTACACAAAATCCTTTAGGGAAATTGGATTTAAATTCTTCCGCAGTCCATGGAACGTCTTGCGTTGGAAGAGTATATACATTGGGTGTGTAAAAATCCAACCCCTCGGAAAAATCCGCATCGCTGTCTTGTGACCACTCAAACTCTCCACCATCAAACGTCATAGTAGCTACACCAGATGAATTAGTCGTTCCTTTGTATTTGTTAGATGAATCGCTTTGATCTGTCATTTCGATAACGACATTCTCAATAGGAGAACTATCATTTTGACTTTTTACAGTAAATGTAACCGTTGAAATTTGAAGCATCTCAACCGTTATGTTCTGATCTCCACCAGCAATTGTAAATTCACCTGTTACATCTTTATAACTGGATTTCTTTGCTGTATAGATATACTGTCCGTTCTTGTAAGTCAAAGTAAGAATGCCGTTAGAAGCAGTAGCTCCACTTGCAACAGATGTGTCTGGAGATTCTGCCTTGGCAAAACTTATAGCTACATCTTGTGTGGATGGAACAGTCTGGAAAGTAACATTGTATTTTACATAATCAGCCAAATCCAATTCAATGACGCTTGCGGCGGTTGCCACACTAAATGTTCCGCTTGGCACTTCCACCAGATTAGGATTATCCATACTTGTAGTAGGAATCTGATATTGATAATCCCCTGTAGGAAGATCAATTGCCGCGATACCCTGACTGTTTGTTACAATGGTTTCAGGAAGTGCCCTTGCGCTACTTTGCCCTACAATTATCTTTACATCCGCCAAAGCAGAATTTCCTACCTTTGTATGGAATGTAACTGTCGCTCCAGGAACAAGTGTTATCTGTACACTTTTTTCAGCTTCTTCGATTCGCACATTTCCTGTCCCGTTTAAAAAACCTGTTTTTGAATAAGCGTAAGTATGCGTTCCTGTGGAAAGATTTATTGTTGCTATACCGTCTTGCCCCGTTGTGATTGTATCATTACCATCAATAGTAATTTCAACGCCTTGTGTGGCTGGTGAAGTTGTAAATGTAGTTTCAAATCCATAAGTCAATTCTATCACTTTCTCCTGATCGGCATCCTGAACACTTCCCACTCCTTCTTCCGGCGAATATCCTGTGAGTGACGCATTCCAATCATAAGCACCGTTTATTACCTGCACAGGATCAGTTGTTCCATCATCTTTTGTTTTAAGACTTACAGTATTTCCACTTAATATGGCCGGTCCACTTACACTGACAGTCACATCTTTTAAGCCTGATTTTCCTGCGGCGGTCACTTTAAAGGTAAGATTCCATATCTTCTTCAATATCTGCGTAAACGTAGCCTCTCCAGTTACTTCAAATGAAAGAGTTTCAGTCTTATAGCTGTTCTTCATGAATGAAGCGGTATATTTACCAGCTTTTAGACTGATTATCGCTTCTCCTGACGCATTTGTGGTAACTGTCTTGTCCTCATTTTCTATATCAATAGACACTCCTTGCAAAAGATTGGGGGAACTCATATTGTCTTTTGCAATAAACGTAATATTGTAAGACATAGGAACAAGCTGCACCAACACATCTTTATTGCTACCGGAAACCGATATGCTACCCTGTGTCTGTACATATCCTTCTTTTGTTACAGTGTAAGGGTAATCTCCATCGGAAAGGCGAACTGTTACCAATCCACCTTGGGAAGTCTTATAATCATTTTCATTGATATGAATATTGGCATTTTCAATAGCAACACCTTCATCTGTCTGTACAGTAAATACAATATCGTATTTCTTGTACTCCATATTTACAGGAAAAGACGGAATATCTGCACTTACAACTTCCAGCTCGCCTAAATAATCGTCCATACCATTGGCAACCACCGTAAACGGATATGTACCATTTTTTAACTGCAAGGACACCTCACCATTATCCTGTGTCTGATAAGACGTTGCATTTATCTCCACTGTAGCCCCCTTAATAGGTTCTTTCAATGGATTTTTTACCGTCATTATGACATTGTAAAGTCTTGCCTTTAAACTTATTACACTACTGTTATCACTGTCAAGAACAGTAACCGAAGAACTGCCGTCATAATATCCCGACTTTGTTACGGTATAAGGATATGTCCCGTTTTGAAGGCTTACAACAGCTTGCCCTCTTTCATTTGTAGGATAAGAAGAGCCATTGATATTTACTGCTGCTCCTTGTGCCGGACTACTGTTATCACTGTCAAGAACAGTGATAACCACATTATAATGTTTCAATACAAGGGTTCTTTGAATAAATGTATCCTGTCCTTCTACGTTGAACGATCCGGTCAAATCATCATATCCCTTTTTCTGCACGGTGTAGCTGTAATTTCCACTCTTTAATTTTATAGTAGCTTGTCCAGAACCGTTTACATTCAATACTCCCGGCTGTCCTTCTATTTTGATTGTAGCTCCTTCTGCCGGATTCCCCTGATTTACCTGCGAAATATTAAATTCCACATTGTATAAAAAGAAATCCATCTCAAAGGTAACGTCCGCATTCTGGTTGTTGACCTTAATTTCCCCCTGTAAAGTATCATACCCTGTCTTTTCGATTGTTACAGGATATTCACCATTTACAAGTGGTATTTCCGCCTCTCCATGCTGGTTCGTAAGATATTCTCCATTGTTCACCTTTACAATGACATTCGGTATAAGCTGATTTTCCTTATCCTTTACAATGACAGTAATTGTCCATACCTTAAATTCCAATTCAGGATATACTTCTTTATCTCTACCATCCACAACTACACTGCCGGAATACTCATCATATCCCAACTTTTCAATAGTGTAGGGATAGTTCCCGTTCCTTGCGGACAAA